CTTGGCTCAAGCCTGCCGCGACTCTGGCCCGCGCCAGTGCGACACCAAGCTTTTCCGCAGTAAAGTAGCTCATCAATTATAACCTCACAAATTTCCATGCCATAAAAACAAAAAGTGACATGGGGAAAACCCATGCCACTCGACAGAGCAGAAGTCCTTCAAGTTTTCCCATAAAATGGTAAAATCTAAAACAAGTTGGACAAATTGAACAAAAACAGAGGTGAAATAAAATGGATTTCGAGCAAAGAAACGGCAAAGAAAACGAAATGACCATCATTGACGGGATGCCTGCCACCATTTTGACCGGCACGACCCGAACACCTGAACCCTGGGAGGACTAAAGATGGACAAGATGAAGCTGTTTTGCACCCACATCCGCGCCGCGCTGGCCTGCTATGAGGATATGCCGCCCGAGGGACAGGCCCGGGCTCGACTTTTCGTGACCCGCAAGGCCGGGGACATCCGACAGCTCAAGGCCGCAGCAGACGCACCCGGCGGGGAGCTGGCCGGGGAGCTGTTGCAAAAAATGCAACAACCTTGCAACCGCGAATAATATCGCGCATATTTTGCGCGTTGTTCGCACGAAACGCGCGTATTTAGCAAAAAGTCAGCGTAAATTTCAGCGATTCAGCGCAAATGCTAAATTTTTCGCGCATTTTTGCGTGATTAAACGCGCTTGACGCAATACAATAAACGGTTGTATAATGCGGTTGTGAACGAGTTACAAGCCCAATAGTTGAGCTTTCTTGGCATTGTACTCTGCCTCTGTAACAGCTCCCATATCCAGCAGCTGCTTAAACTTCAAAAGCTCGTCAGCAACACTGGATGCAACCGGCGTGGCAGCCTGTGGCTTCTCCTGGCTGACTTTGCATCTCTTGAGAAAAGCGGTCATGCCGCCGGGATAAACCGTTGTCGACAAGCTGCTTTCGCCCAGCGGAAGCACAAAGTGGATAGATACGCTCTCCTTACTGCGGCCCTTGCGGGTCTCTGTTTTGGCAGTGGCAGCGCCCACGATCGCACCCACAGGACCAGCAACAGCTGCACCGATCACGGCACGGCCAATACCGCCCTTTGTCTCTGTCATCGTCAGATCGTCAGGAGTATCAGATTCATACCCAGCGACTTCATCAAAGCTGTAGATCATACGAGGGCCTTTATCGCCGCCGCGGTGTCCGATGTAAAACAGCCGGTTGGGTTTGTCAATCGACACAAAGAGCGCGTCGCCATCATAGATAGAATCTGTTTCTTTGAACGTTTTTCGGCGGCTTTCCAACGTAACCCAGTATCCCGCAAGTGCAGCTGTCGACTGCTTTGCTGCCCGGATGCCCAATTTTGAAAAGAAAAAGTTACTGCATCCGGCGCAAATCGGGCTGTCTGCGCTTTTCTCGCGGTTCAGCAGGCCGAGCTTGCCGCCGCATACCGGACAGGCATTTGCCATAATAAGCACCTCACATATACAAAAATAGGCAGCCAACCAGCTGCCGAAAAGCTAAATTATCAAGGAAAATGCCAAAGGAGGAAAATAAAGTGCAAGAAAACAACACAAAATTGATGAAAGAAGCCACAGACTGTGTTATACTTGAGAAAATCAAGCTTGCACTTTCCCTTGGTATCGACGTGGATAAACTCTTAAAGGAGGCAATGCAAAATGTCGAATAATACGATTCTTTTTATCATCGCCGTGTTTGTTATCGCGATGTTTGCGATTCTCGCTTACGAGTTCCTTCATCTCAATGACTTTGCGCTTTTTCGTCGAAAGCCGGAACCGGAGCCGGAACATAAGCACCTTGACGACCTTTTCCGAGCAGAAGTCATGTATACAGGCGTGACCCTCGGAAGTATCTGCGAACTTTGCCCCAAAACCATTTTTAGGGTAAAGGACGGACGCGGCGGGTATTTCGCTCTCGACACCGAAAAAGTGGATGAAAAAAAGCTGCGCTTTTACAAAACCATTTTTGTTAAAGCACTGGATGCCCCGAATTACGAGCTGGAGGTGCCTGACCCGTCACTTCTTTGAGTGAAGAAGTACGTCAACAGAGCAGAGATAGTAGCGATAACAGCACTTTGAAAAAACTGTTTTCGTGAAATCATCTGCTCTTTTTCTTTTTTCAAAAAGTACGTTCGCCCTTTTGCGGTCAAAGCTAAATAATGGTACGTCTTATAATTTCGCGCATCTACCTGCTCGCCACTTGTTTTGATTTCGGCATAACCATCCGCGACAAGCAGATCAGCAAGAACCGCAGAGTCCTTTTTGAATTCTTCTGAAAAAGTTCCAGTCAATACTCCTATCGCATTGGGATCCTTTTGATAAAATTCAAGAAGATACCGAAGTGCTTCCTCTTCCTGCTTTAGCTTAACCATTCCCATTCCCATCCATCATGTTCAAAGCTGCATCAATGGAAATGTCCAGCGAGTTTAGAAAAGCTTCCTGCTGTTTTGTCGGCAACTTGCTCAGCTTATCTAATATAGTATAAGCTTTTGCTTTCACATCTGCATCCAGCCCACTCCCTTCACCGGGGGCGGGCTTTTCTTTTTGCTCTGGATCCTTGCCAGTCAACAAATAATCAACCGTTACACCAAAATAGCTGGCAAGTTTTGATGTGTTGTCAGAAGATGGCTTCGGGTCTTCGCCCTGTTCATACTTCTTTTTCCAATAAGACCAAGACGATTTCGGCAAACCAGCATCAATAACAGCCTTTGTTGGAGCGACTTTCTTTAATTCGCACAGTGCCAAGAAATTGTCAAAAAACATATACTCAGCCCTCTATTCTTGTGCAGATTGCCGAAGTTCAACAAATTGAGCACAAACTATTGATATGCTCAACAAATTGTGCTTTAATACTGTCATCGGGTTCAATAAATTGAACGCGAAATCCACTAAGCACAAGAGCAGTGGTTAAATGTTTGAACTTTGTTGACAACATTATATTATCATACTTTTAACTTTTGTTCAAGTGTTTGCACAAAGAAAGGGGAAATAAAATTTTGCATCCAGAGTGGACAGGCGACGTTATCGGAAAGCTTCATGTTCACGGGCTTTCGATTAAAGAGCTTGCTGAAAGCATGGGTTACACGCACGAGTATTTGAGCATCATTCTCAATGGCAAGCGTGAGCCTAAAGGAATTCAGAAAAAAGTTGAGTGTGCAGTGAACAAACTTATTGAACAGAAGGAGAATAAAACAACATGAGCGACCTTATCCCCATTAGCTACGATAACCCGGAACGCCCCACGGTGAGCGGACGGGAGCTGCACGAGTTTTTGCAGGTCAAGACGGCTTACAAGGACTGGTTTCCCCGCATGGTGGAATACGGCTTCACCGAGGGAGAGGACTTTTGCTCAATTTTGAGCGAAAGTACCGGAGGCCGTCCGAGCACTGACCACCAGCTTACTATCCCGATGGCCAAAGAACTGTGCATGATCCAGCGCAATGAGCGCGGCAAGCAGGCCCGGCAGTATTTTTTGGCCGTCGAGGCACAGTGGAACAGCCCGGAAGCGGTCATGCGCCGCGCGGTGCTCATTGCAGACCGTAAGGTGAAAGAGCTGCAAAGTGTTAACCGTAGCTTGCTGGCCGAGAACAACGACCTGAAGCCGGATGCAGAGTATGCCCGGGCGGTGTGCATCGGAGACAACTGCCGCACGGCAACCAGCATCGCCAAAGATTACGGCATGAGCAGTGAAAAGCTCAACAGCATCCTCCACGGGCTTAAAATCCAGTGGAAGAACAGTGACGGCCAGTGGGTGTTATACGCAAAGTATAGCGGCAAAGGTTACACCAAGAACCGCAAGGGCAAGCCTTTCCAGCACAACAGCGGCAAGATTCGGACACCCAACACTACCGTCTGGACGGAAGCAGGCCAGCGCTTTATCTATGAGCAGCTCAAGGCCATTGGCCTGACGCCCAGCATCGAGCACAAGGAGGGCGCAAATGCCTGATTTCGAAACATTTCTGCTTGCGCTTGCATCGATTGTGCTCATTGTCGTTGCTTTTGGCTTTTCGTGGGCCGTCATTTCCGGCCTTTGGTGGCTTATCTGCAAGCTCATCGGTTGGCAGTTCTCTTTCGGCGTATCGACGGCAATCTGGATCGTCGCAATGCTGCTGAAGTGGGCAACGAGCCGCAAGTGACAAAAGGAGGCAAAGCCGTGAACCAAAACAAAAAGCCCAGCCGGAAGCCCGACTAGGGCGCAACCACGATTACGATAATCTGCATTTTGATAACCGTGCTTAATGTGTCACTTGTAGTATTCCAAATATTATGGTGGCTGCTAAGGAATGGAGGATAGATATGACCAAAGAAGCCCTGGATAAAAACGAAGAACTTCTCAGAAAGCAGTTGGAGCTGCTTTCTGAGAAGTCCCCGAATGCTGATTTGGACACCCTGGTAAAACTTACGGATGCAATGTGCAAGGTTTACAGGACGCTCACTGATGCGCCTTAAAGTATCCAGAATCATGCTTTTCCCTGTAGTCCTTTCGGATTTCATACAGTGCTTCCCAATACATGGTATGAATTTCCGCAGGAGTCTTCCCGCTCAAATCCTGATGCTGAACGTAGGCCAAGGCGAGAGCTTCAGAAAGAGAACTCGGAAAAGTTTTGAAATCACTCATTTTGTCACCCCCTTTCCCTGCCTATTATAACAGGCACCGGGGTGGACGACAAGAAAGGACAAAATATGGCAAACATTCAAATTTTCACAAGCCCCGAGTTTGGGGACATCCGCACGGTAGACCAGAACGGCGAGCCGTGGTTCGTGGGCAAGGACGTGGCGGCGGCGCTGGGATACGGCGAAGGCAAGTCACTCGCAAACGCCGTTTCCAACCACGTTGACGAGCAGGACAAAGGGGTCACCGAATTGATGACCCCCGGCGGCAACCAGAGAATGGTCATTATCAACGAGTCCGGCCTGTACAGCCTGATTTTTGGCAGCAAACTGGAAGGGGCCGTGCGGTTCAAGCGCTGGGTGACAAGCGAAGTATTACCCGCCCTGCGCAAGACCGGCAGCTACATGATGCCCAAGCTCAGCAAGGAGATGCAGGCGCTGTTTATGCTTGACAACCGCACCCAGCGGCAGGAAGAGCGGCTCACCGCGTTGGAGAACACCATGACGGTGGATTACAACCAGCAGCGTGTGCTGCGCAAGGCCATCAGTCGGGCCGTCATTGGGGCGCTGGGCGGCGAGGACACCCCGGCTTACATTGACAACCACGTGCGCAGCAAGGTGTACAGCGAGTGCAACCACGATGTGCAGGACTGGTTCCGGGTGAACAGCGTGGGCAACATCCCCCGCAAGCGCTTTGACGAGGCGGTGGAGTACATCCAGCGCTGGAAGCCCAGCACCAACACCGTGATGTTGATCCAGCAGACCAACGGACAGACCAGCTTGTTTGCCGCAGCCGCTGCCCAGAAGAACACCACCACCGCCGGGAAGTTTGTTAAGGAGGTATAAGCATGAAAACCACGATGCGGGATAAGGCTTGCCAGCTGATCGGCAAGTATCAGTTCTTGGAAGAGGACTTCCGTTCAAGGTCATTTTTCAAGTCCGGGCCGTTTTGCGGCCCGTATGGCCAGTCGGAGGAAGCTATAAAAGCAAAGATGTGTGGCCAGTTCTTGGCCGATTTGAACAAGCTGCTGGAAAATGACGAAGTTGCAGCAGCCTATGAAGACCCCCGCAAGACCGCCCCGGCTGGCAAGTGGTGCGCGGACTCAGCGGCACAGGCAGCTGAGAGCGCCGCAAAGGAGGCACAGAGCAATGGGTAAAGTACTGGCGATCATCATCGCGTTTGCCGTCATTCTGGGCATCTCTTGGGGCGTTACCTGCGCCGCCGTGTGGTCCATCTGCGTATTGATGCACTGGACGT